ACCAGATTTAACTCTGATGCAGTAGACGTAACACCATCAAGTATGTTTAGCTCTGCAGCAGTAGATGTTATTGCAGTGCCACCCAACGTTAGTGATCCTGACACATCTAAATTACCATTCAAGTCAACTGTTGTGGCCGCAATCTGTATCTCTGTGTCAGCTACGAGGTCGAGTTGTCCATCGGCACTCGAATTGATGTATATAGCTGTATCTCTGAATTGTAACTTCTCTGTAGAAGCAATAAGTATGTCGTCACTAAATTCAAAATAATCCTCATCTTCCATCCATTTAAGGACACCATCTGATGTTTCACCATCGAATGTAATTGTTATATCTGTTCCTGCAGTTCCTGCACCGAACGTAAGCGTATTGCCTAGTAGCTTTGTAATAGGTCCACCTTCGTTGGCTGTGCCATCGTGGGTATGTCCACTCGATGCTTGAAAGGCTGCTAATAACTGATTGAACTCATCATTGGTATGAGCCGAAGTTATAACGTCTCCGTCAGTGTAAGAAGATTGTCGTGTATACGTAGCTCCCATTTATCTTCTTGCTCCTAGTTGATATTCTAATTGAAATCCTTTTAACGAATACGGTGCTGTTGATCCACCATCGTTAACTCGTAATGCAACAGCAAATCCTGATCCTTCAACAGGTTGTCTTACAAGAGGTTGTGATGCACCACCGTAAGTGGGTGTTCCATAAACTGCTGTGCCATATATTGCCGCTATATCTGATGAATCTAAAGGATAGGCTGCAGGTCGTGCAGACTGTCTACTTTCATAATCATATCTAATAAACAAATCTGCATCTATAGATGATTCAGGTGCATAGTTTATTATTACCCTTTGCATGTTTTTTCGTATTCCCGGATCATTCATTGTAAGATCTGGACTACGATATCTTCCGTTTATAGCCGTACCATCAAAATCGTCACCTGACTCTTGTCTGTATATAAATCCATCACCTGATCCGTGTAGTGGTATAACATTACCTGAAGATACAAACGTATCTGTGGCTGTTGGTCTTATACCTTTTATCTCTGAGAACTCAAACTGCTGTCCTCTAAGAACACATATAACTCCCTCTGTAGAAGTTTCTGCCACACCTGACTTTGTAAAAAATATTCTGTATTGTGTTTTGTTTGGTATAACTATAGATGTGAAACTACCAGAGTTAGCTAAGTTAGTATCAAACAAACTTTGCACGTTAGAACTTATTGTACCTAATTCAACGTCACCAATTCTTGCAGTACCTGCGATGGTACGTAATCCGTCAGGACCTAAGAATATAAGGTCACCTGCAAATTCTTGTATGGTTTGTCCGTTTACACAGCCTATATTTCTTGTTACAGGTTTAACTGCAAAATCAGATAGTGATGATCCAGTGAGTTGAAATATTCTATTTTCGCAAAATATAAATAAGTTATCACGGAATACTTTAAGTCCTGTTATAGTATCGTCAACTTTAATGCTACCTGCACCAGATCCACCACTAAAAGCATCTTCGTCAAACGGTTGACTGAATACAACTTCTTGAGGTGTGCTTGACTTACCTGCGTAAAACATATGATCTTTAAATGCAGTCACAAACTTTGCACCAGATACAGAACTTTCACTTACATCTGTCGCACTAAAAGATGTGTTAAACACTGTCGGTGCGTTTGCACCATCTGCAACAATTAACTTGTCGTTGCCATCAAAGTTAAATCTTTGAAATGTATAAGATCCTGCACTTGTTCTACCAGTATCACGTTCTGTCCAACTTGAACCACCGGGAGTGGCAGTAAATATCTTTTCACCTCTTGCTGCAACAACGCTTGATCCGAACGTTGCAACCATAAGCACCTCTTCACTTGATGCACTTGTCTGTGGTACAACAGCAGTTACGTATTTGCTAAAACCACTTATTCTTCTGTAGCCACCCTCAATGTCAGGCTCAAAGTTAAGAAGCTCAAGTGCTTGACCGGGTTTCATTATAAATGTAGATTGGTTAAGGACTAACCCACCTTCACATACAAAGGGAAACGCACCTGTCTGACTTAGCTCTGGCATTAGACGGCTCTCATATATAATTGTTTGTTAATTAACTCGACACGCATACGCTTAATTGATTTTTCAAATTGCATCTGTGCAAGTTGTGCATTTTGTACATCACCACGTAAAGTAAACGCATAATATTTTGCTCTTTCTATTATTACATTTTCAAATCGAGTTGGTATAGAAGATGTGTCAGTTGACCCACTCAATGCTGTGTGTGTAGCGTAGTAATAATATTTTACAGTGTATGTTGCTTTGTCAGGAACAGGAGACAAGCCTATATTGTTTTGTGGATCTTCGTAGACATACACTGGTATGGCTCGTGAATTACCTGTTGGGTCTGTATCTCTTTCGTGGTAGTTGTCAAGATACTCACTGTAAGTTATATACTCAAGTGTAATTTCTTTTTTATCTGCAGCTTCAAGAAATGTGAAACTGTCAAAGTCTACCGTTTTTGTGTTTGTTGTGCTTAGTGCAGATCTAGTATAAAGACGTGTGCCTGCAGTTGTTGTAAAACTTTTGTTAACAACTGTGAAGGGCCATTCAGTATCTGCATTTATTATATCGTCTATGCCACGATTAACGTAATCTTTTACAGCAGTTTGTATACCACGTGATGAACTAAACGTGCTACTTGTTAGTTCTACTTCGTTTAGATCTCTTAGTACGTTGTTGATTAATACTAGATAACTGCTTGCCATGTTTAAGTTTCTCTTGAACTTTTTTAATTTCTAAATAGTGTCGTCTTTTTTGAGCTTTGCGTAACGGACTATTTAGTTTTTTGTTGATATCTACTACTTCTTCAGGAGTCAGTAGTTTGTAAGGTTTGGTATCAACAGGTATTAGTAAACGTAAATTTTTTTTTTAATTTAATTATTCTGTAGTTACCCACTTTTACGTGCCTTCTTTAGTTGCTCTTTGGCTCGCTTTGCTATTGCAACAACTTCTGTTTTACCCATTACTTTTGCACGTTGTTCCATGACTGTAAGAATTTGTATCTTTCTCGCATACGGTTTATTGATTCTTTTAACTTTCGCAACCGTTGCTCTGGCATCAGACGGAGTAGCAAATTTGATTCTAACCGTGTCTTTAGGATTCTCATCCGTGTATAAACGTCTGTCACTACCTTTAGGTTTCTTACCTGTGCCTACTTTAGGGTCTTTTTTCTTAGCCACTATGAAGCTTTTTCTTCTTCTTTTATTTCTTTGATAGCACTAGACATCATAGTATTTAATGTTTTTAATTTTTCATTGGCAGTTATGATCTCGTGCAAAGATTGATCAATCATATTTAACGCAGCGTGGCTGTTGTTTAGTACGGCTTGTGCGTTTTCAATTTGTAGTTGATATTGGAAAGCTAATGCTTGTGCGGCTAATTTCTTCATGGGGTACTCCTTTTTAGGATTATACAGATAGACTGCCTAAATGTCAATCTATTTATGGTTTATATATACAGCAGCTAACAAACAAACAAAGCCTACTATCATAAGAAATACTATAGTATATGTGATGTATTCAAATATTTCTTCACGTCTTTTAGCTCTTACCTTTTCTGCGTAGCGTCTAGATTTACGTGCTTCAGCTTGAAAGGCTTGCCAATCTTGCCACAATCCCGGTCTACCTAAATATATCATAATCTCTTTGAGTTCTTTTTCTTTTTCTTTTATTTGCTCAAGAGCCATGAACTCTTCTAGATCACCACTTGCACCTTGTTTGTTACTTGCTTTCTTTTCAATTTGTTCTTTTGCAAATACAAAATCACTGATCTGTTTAGCACAACCTGAAAGTTCTTTTCCGTTGGATACAAATTGTTTGATCACCGAAAAAGCAGCGTTTGCCGCTGCAAGTTCTGCTAACATAGTATTCCCCTTACTTATTTATTGGCTTACAATAAGCCGTTATTTTTCTATTGCCATCCTTATATGGTATTGTTGATTGTTTAGTTAAACGTTCTGCAAAGTAAAGACACGTGTCAATGTTGTCAAATCTCTGTGTTTGGTTTATCACTCTCGTGTCGATCATGAAGATCAGGAGAAACTCTATCATTGTGATGACAATCGCATGAACATTCTTCGCAATCGCAGTCGTAACATTCGCAAGTCTCGCATCGTTTTTTACCTGCCATAAAACTCATACCCCAACTTCATCATCTCTGCTAAACCCTTACTGCGTTTTCCAACCTGCGTTGCCCAACGTGAATCAAGCATCTGTTCGCTTGCTTCGTAGAAATCACCCACCTCTATAGCTCCCCACATCTTAACAAATTTCATAAGACGAGGAACACCCATATTAAATCCCATATCTACAAGGCACATCTGTCGTACAGAATCAAGTTGATTTACAACAGGTTTTCTTTCGAGTAATTCTTTTTCTACATTATTTATATCGTTTCGACACAGATAATATGCTTCTTCTTGTGTAAGACCTACTTTAAGTATATCTTCAAGTGTCTTACCTATGTAGTCTAGCTCAACATCCGTGATGCCACCATCCTCTAAGTTTCTACCTATACCGATTGTGCTTATGCCTAAAATGTCTCTATAAGGTTCAAGAACTATGCCCTCGTGCTTGGCGACCATTTCTACAAATTCATCTGCGTCATACTTCATCTTAAAAATCCACTCTGTATTGTAAATTCATTGCTTTCGTTTTTTTACCACTAAACGGATCTTTGCCTGTTAAAGAAACAACAAGATCTCCTCCACCTAAATCTCTTATAGAGTAATTTAAATTAACTTCGTTTGCACTACCTTTTTGATTTTCAAAAAATGTTTTGTTAAGTTGTATTCCGACTCTGTTATTCTCATCAACCTGATAACCCAACGCACCACCAATATTATTTTCTATGCTTTTCCATGTTCCTTCGTATGTTCCAAATGGTACTTTTTCTTGAAACAACCCCTTTGTTGTTGCAGTGCTTCCAAATACTGTGGCTCTTAGTGGTTTTAAATCAAAACTTAAATTACCTTTTAATGATTTTGTTTTTTGTTTTTGTTTAACAGTAACATACTTATTTGGTTTTATTTCATCTTTTGACTTTCTACCTTCATAGTATAAACTACCTGATACTTTTTTTCTTTTGCCTTGATTTAAATTTAAGTAAGCTCCAAATTGAGGTTTTCGTGGTTGATTAGAGTATTCTTTTTCACTCATGCCATTTCTACCTTTCTACCTCTGTGTATTCTGCCACCTTCTGCAGCTTTCTTTCTTCGTCTACCTGATGCAGTAACTGACCACTTTACTGCTTTAGGTCCTGTTTTCTTACTTGCTTCTTTTTTGCTTATCTTACCTGCAACGGCTTTGGGTCTACACGCAGGATATGGGCGTGTTTTCTTTTCTTTGCCAGACCGACCACACTTCTTGCCAGTCTTGACATCACGCCAATCTTCTTTGAACCATTTGGTTAGGCTCATGCGTATCCACCACCACGCTTCTTGTATGTACGCACAAGCCATGCGTTTGCATATGCACTTGGATAGACCTTGAACTTCTTCTTTGCTTCTGCTTTTACACTAGCATATAACTTTGGATTTGTTGGCTTAGAGCCACTCTTCTTTTTAGCTTTCTTTTTTACTGCCATGTTACTTTCCTTTTTTCAACATTTTTGCTGCTTGACCTACCCCTTTAATTCCAAACGATGCAGATATAGCTATATACAATAGGTATTGATACCAATCAGGTAACGTTGCCAATATCTGAAACCCTTCCTTTACATAGTCTCTCATTCCGGGGATGAACACAAGTATGGCAGGTAAAAGTAGTACAACCAAAGCAAATTCGTCTTTCCACGAATCTACTGTGGCATCTGCCATTTTGCCTTCCCAAGCTACTTCACCTGTAGCTACTTTCTCTGCAACGGTTGCTCTTGCTTTAGCTTCTGCAACTTTAGCTTGTCCGTCTGCCTTTGTCTTTGCAAGTTTGTTTTCAAACCAAGTGCCTGCGAGACTACTAATAGGTCCTATGAGAGCCGATAACACTAGATTCTTCCTTGAGACTTATGTAGCATATTCACATAACGTCTATAAAAATTATTACTGATTTTATTAAAAAACTTAAACAATATGAAATTAATTTCAGTTAACATTTCCATCGTCTCCTTGCTTGTCGTAATCTGCTATTTGGATTCTTAGCAGCTTTGGGGAACTTTTTCATTTGCCCTGCAGATCTGGCACAAAAGGATTTACGTCTCTTTGCGTCTTTACTTCCGGGTTTGACCTTGCCTGTTACAGCAGTCTTGAGCTTACTTCCGGGATTCTCTTTACGGTATTTTGCAACACCTTTCTTGGTCATCCCTGCACCAGACTTGGTGGGTCGTTTATCACCACTTTTAATGGTGTACCCTTTCATGCTCCCACGTTTCTTGGTCATGGCTATCTAGCCTTACCACCACGAGCCATGTACTTTTTGGATTTGCCGCCACCTGCCATCATTTTCTTAGCTTTGCCACCACCCATCATCATCTTTTTGGCTTTGCCACCTTTCATCATCATTTGTTTTTTACCACCTGCAGTGCCACCTTTAGCCATCATTTTTTTCTTTTTCATAGCTTTGCCACCACCTGCTTTTTTAGGTCTTTCACCCATTGCTTGTTCTTTACCCATTTTTATAGCTCTTTCTATGTCTTGATTAGACAATCTACCTGCTCCCATAGCAGATTTTAGTGCTTTTGTAAATTTATCTGCTAAAGCATCTCTTTTAGTAGCGATGTCCATTCCACCACCACCTTTGGTAGCATTTTTGCTAACCATCATTTTTTTTGGTTTTATTACTATTGGCATTATTTATTCTCCGAGTATAAGTTATCAAATGTTATTGCAGGATCTAGGTAAGTTTCGTGTATCTCTGCATTATGTATATACTGGCTCGGTCTAAAGTCTGGAGGTCCTTCGCCAGTTTCCCAGAGTGCAGGACTTGTTGCTCTCACTCTGTTATTTGGTAGGGCAACGATGTTACCTGTCCAATCTCCTGCATCTATTAACTGTAACACGTGACTTTGTTTGTGTTGTGCAGGATCATCTGCTATGTCACTTTCTGTGTAGTCTACAGTAAACAGATATTGTCCTTTGTGAAACTCTCCGTCTATCTTACAAATCCACGGAGAAGAACTAACTCTATCTAACTTCATTACCGAATGATGATGTGAACTGCAATCCCACGGTTGAGCCAAATGCGTTGACATTTTCTGCGGCCACTCTTCGTACGGTATATCAGCAACGAGTGCTGTTATCGGCATCCTTGCCCACATTGCACCACCGTGTACGTTCTGTTCGTTTTCATCGTCATCGCTTTCACATCCTGTAAATACGACTTGAAAGCTAAGACATCTGTCTGGTACTGTGTTCACGGCTATTGCTAGTGCGTGTAAATATTCACCATGATACATTTGGTGGTTATGTGTAAATTCTTTTCGTACCCAACACTTAAAGTGTGGTATGTTACTTATCAAGTATGCCATCTTATCTACCCCACTGTTTCTTTAAATAGTTTTGTACAAGTGTAGACTTAACGGCTAAATTGTGTTGTTTGTTACTTATTGCATGAGCATTTACTTCATACAAGTTACGCAACACAAAACTTTGTTCGTAACTAACATTGGTAGATAACCAACCTATCAATGCTTTTCGTGACCCCTCTGTTACTTTGTTAACACTGTGAGGGTATATTATTGGAAAGAATAAAACTTGACCTGCTTTTAGTTTGTAAGGTACTTCACCTATTTCATCTA